AAAAGTACAATTAAAATTATTTTTTTCAGAGATATTAATACAACAAATATTAATGTTTTTTAAAATATTTTTAAGATCATCTGATAATTCATTATTATTATGCATATTTATTATAAAAAAATAATAAAAATATCATTTTTTTATATTTTAATCTAAAATAAGTTCAATATATGTAATATCATTATTTAACATAATACGATATAATTTACATTTATATTCATCAAAAGATTTAATATCTAATAAATTAATAATTCTATTATTATAAAAAGCTTTATATTTATAATAAGTATTATTAGCTTCTTTTAATAATGTAAAATAAGTAGGATTTATTAAAAGATCACTTAAGAAATCATAATTATGGTCATAAATAAAACCAGGATAAACAATAATAACCTTACCTTTAATAGCAATATCAAATAAATATTTATTAATAGAGAATTTAATATAATCATAATGAATAATGTAAGAATTATTTAAATATTTAATAATATTTAATGGTTTAATAATATTTTTAATTTTATTTAAATAAATGATTAAAAGATCAATTTCTTTATCAATATCAGATAAACGTAAATCTAATATTTTAGATATAATATCATCATTAAATATTATCATATAAAATAATAATTTATATTATTATTTAAATATAAATTATATTTAAGTATTAACCAATATTAATATATTTAATATTTAAATAATCAATTAAAAAATCAAGAGTATTACCAAAAGGAATAATTTGAATAAACATAATTAATTTAAATAATAAAAATAATATTTATATATATTTTACATAAATTGTGATAAATATTTTTGATAATACCATAATTGATAATCTCTAGTATATTTTATATGATTAAAATTAGTAATATGTAAATTAGAAGAATAATTATACATATTTATAATAAATAATAAAATTAAAATTTTATACCTATTTAAAGAAAATATAATAGAATATTTTTTATTTATAGATAAATATATCTCGATATAAAATAAAGGATGGATAGAGAAAAAAGAGTTAAAAAAACACCAGAAAGATTAAGTTTAAGTTTTAATAAAACAAATAGTAAAAAAAAAAGGAAAAAGGAAGAAAAAAGCGTATCAAATTCAGATACAGAATTACAAATAGAATTAGATGAAGAAGAAGAAGAGATGGAAGAAGTTAAAGAATTAGAAGAAACATATAAGGAGGAATTATTAAAAGATAAAAAAAAAATGGAGAAATTAGAAAATTTAATAAAAAAAAATGGAAAAGAAAGAGGTTTAAAAATGTTTTTTGAAGATTTTTTACAAAGAAAATATAAAAAAGAGCCAACAATAAAATTTGTATATAATTTAGAAAAAGAAGAAAAATTAGATATAGAAGAGATATATTTAAAAAAAGATTTTAAAACATATTTAGAAATTTTAATAAAAGAGCAATATGATAAGGTTAAAATAGAAAGAGAAATTAAAATAGAAGATAAATATATAAAAGAAATAATAACAGAAAAAGATAAAATAAATAGAAATATATTATTATTATTTGGAATATGTTTATTAAATATAAATAATTTAAAAGAAAATAAAGAGACAATAGGATTTGTAAAAGATAATGAAGAAATAATAAAAGAGATAGAAGAAATAGGAAAGATAATAATAGATGAGATATGTTTTAAAAATAAAGTGATAAAAAAAGAAAATATAGAAGAATTAATAAAAGAAATATTTAATAAAAAAGAAAAAGGGGATATAATAAATGATTTAGCAATAATTTATAAATTAATGATAAATTATTATTATAAATCATATGGGTCAGTAACAGAAAAATCATTAAATGATAGTACATTTAAATTAATAGATATAGTATCAAATATAATAAAAAATGAATTAGAAACAATAGATATATTTATATTAGGAGATATATATATACAGTTATATGATAATTATAAATATATGATAGATAGTATTTTTAAATCATTAAGATATAGAAGAAATTTAGACAATATAATAGAAAGAGTAGAGAAAGAATATTATGGTGGTAGAAATATATATAAATCAAAAAGAGAGAAAGAATTATTTAAATTATTTATAAAAAAAGAGAAAATAAAAGATAGAATAGAGAAAATAAAATATAAAATAAGTAATGAAAAAAATAAAAATAAAAAAGATAAAGATAAAAAAGAAATAGTAAAATTAAAAAAAGATTTAAAAGAAATAGATAAAAAATATAAAGAAGAAAATAAAAAATTTAAAAAAGAGAATAAAAAGAAAAGAGAAAAAAATAAAAAATAAATATAAAAAGAAAATAAAAAATGATATAAATATAAATAAATATAATATACTATACAAAGAGTTCCAGTTAAATGCAAAATCCAATTCAAATTTCAAAAAAAACATTAAATGATTTAATTATAGATACTTATAATGAATATTCATTAGATACATCAGAAACAAAAGAATATTCAAAAACATTAATAAATATTTTAAAAAGACATAATTATTGGCCAGCATTACAAGTAAAAAAATTTAAAGGACAAAAAAATATAATTTTACTACATAATTCATATATAAGAGAAGATATAGATGAATTTAAAGAGTTATATGAACAATGTAGAAGTGTAATATTAGATTTTGAAGCGGAATTAGATAAAATAGTAATATCATATTCAAATAGTATTCCTTATAGAATTAAAAGAGATGAATATGTAAATGATATTAATGATAAAATATCAGAAGCATATGATGGAACAATGATAACATGTTATTATTATAATAATAAATGGCATTTTGGAACAACAAGTTGTCCAGATATAAATAGTTCATGGTTTTCACATCCAACAAAAACACATGGTGTAATGTTAGATGAAGTATTATCAAAAAATTTAAATATAGCACAAGAAAATGCGAGAGAATCATTTACAAATTATTTAGACAAAAGATTATCATATATGTTTGTATTAGTTCATTATGAAAATAAACATATTATAGATTATACAAGTATATTATCAGAGAATTATATGGAAATATTACATATAGATTCAAAAGAGATGGGTACATTAAAAGATATTAATATAGATAATCAACCATTAATTACATTAGGAATAAAATATCCTAGATTATTTAATAATCAAAAAGAAGCGGATGAATATATGTATAATAATTTAACATATGGATATATTGTAAAAAGAGAACTAGAAAATGGAACAAAAAGTTTAGCAAAAATTTCACCAGAAGAGATAAATTATAAAGAAGAGACAGATCCATGTAATCCAAATCCATGGATGAATATTTTATCAACATATATGAAAAATAGAATGGATTATCATATAAATGATTATATTAGAGATTATAATCCAACAATTGAGAAATTAGTAGATAATAATGGAAAAGAGATAGATCCAACATATTTAATTCATACATCAATATGTACAATTAAAGATATAATTTTTAAATTATATACAGGAACAACAACATATAATCCCAAGAGAAATATGTTTAAGATGAATAAAGAGATTGATAAACATTTTGCTCCATTAATTAGATATCATTTAGGAAGATTAAGAAAAAGACAAATAACAGTATATACAGAAAAAATAAAACCAAAAGATATATATTATTATATATGTCATTGTTTAAAAGCGAATGATATTAGAAGATTATTACAATTATTAACAACAACAAGTGATTATGAAATTACAGATAGATCAATGATGTGTTTAGTAATATTAAATGGATTACTTAATTAAAAATTTAATATAATTCCATTTATTATATAAAATAGATAAATAATTAAAATTAGAATTATTAAAAGCGGATTGATTATGAATTCTATGATAACATAAAACATTATCAATATTATATATATTTTTTTTTTCAAAGAATAATTTAAACCATAAATCATAATCTTCGAGACCATTTAATAAATCATTATTCCAATAAGAAAAATTTTTATTAATAATTACACTAGAATTAATAATAGGATTAAATTTAAAAATATCAAAATTAGATATATCACCAGTTGGTATATCTGGTTGAAATTTATTAATATTACCAAAATATTCACATTTAGTACCAATAACATCATAAGATTTAAGAAATTTAGATTGAATTTCTAATTTATTATGAAACCAAATGTCATCAACATCTAATAAAGCAATAAAATTATATTTAGCATGTTTAACTAATGTATTTAAAGTATTAGATTTACCTTTAAAATCAAAATTAAAAACAGTAATATCAAAAGAATAATTATTTTTATTATTATATTTATCAATAATTAAATTAACTTTATCAAGATATGTATTATCATTATATCTACCATTGATACCAATTAATAATTCCCAATTTTTATAAGTTTGATTAATAACAGAAGTAAAAGATTCTTCAAAGAATTCAATACCATTATAAATAGGTATTAATATAGAAATATAATCAGACATAAATAATATAAATTATAAATTTTTATATATTATTAAACAAAAATTAAATATTTTAATATTTTATATAAAAATATAAATAATAAATAACTAAAAATACCATTAGCAATGTAATGTTTTATTATTATATTTTTTGGATGTGGAAATAATTTAGTATCTTTATTAACATGTTGTAATAAAGAATTCCAACTTAAAGAACCATAACCTTCTTTAACAGTCATTGCAGTTAATGTAGTATTTTTAACATTTGGATTAGAAATACAATTAAAACATAATTTAGCAATACTATTATAAGAAATTTTAGAAACAGGTATTTTTTTTCCATTATCAGATAATTTATAAGAAAAGTATTTATCATCATCATAAGTCATAACACCTGGTCTAATAATTGTATAATCAATACCATAATTATTATTTCTTAATAAATATTCACCAGCATAATTCCATGGTTTTGTCATAGAACCAAAGAAATTAATAATAATAGATATAAATGAAAAAGGATTTTCACCATTACCTGATATACGAATAATATGACGACATTTATTTGTTTTATTAGCAGCAATAATTAAATTTTTAATACCTCTATAATTAACATTAACAGGATGTGTTAAATCATTATAATTATAAGTAAAAAAATCAGATAACTTTGTAATACGATTACTACCATGAAGTGCAACACAAGTATTACAATCTTTTAATAATTCAACTAAACTATCTTGATTATTTATATCACCATTAATAATTTCTATATTTTTTAAAGTATTATAATATTTAATTAATTCATATGAATCAATATTAGTAGTATTATAATAATGTCTATTTAAAATTTTAATTTTAACATTATTTCTATTTAATTCAGTTATAAATTCTCTTCCTAATTTACCAGTTGGACCAATAATAGCAATTTTACCATATGAAAAAGCATAAGTATAATATATATATATTAATAAATAAAAAATAGAAACGATTTTCATATTTATATTAATAATATAATATCTATTTATATAATTTTATATTATTAATATAATCATAATCATAATCATAAAATTTTTTAATAGATAAAATATAATCTATTATTTTATTAGATACAGTATTTAACATTATTTCAACATCATAATCTAAATTTTTATCTTTAACACCTAAAACATAAGATAATTTACCTTCAACATTATTACAAATACATAAATGATTAGTATTATAAGTAGATGAAACAGTTTGATTTATTAAATTATTTTTTTTATTATATAATATTTCATCTGCTATAAAAGAAATAGGAATTATACCATCTTTATTTCCAATAATTGTTAAAGTAGGAATATTATCTTTTTCAATTTTATTAAGATATTTAAATTTATAATAACTATTATGTGTAGCACCATATACAATTTTTGAAAATAATTTAGAATTATTATAATTAAGACATTTATAGCCACCTAAAGAATGACCAAATAATATAGTATTAGGTTTAATATTATCTAAATAATAATTATCAGATATAGTAATATTTAAAAAAATATTTTTATTAATAGCATTTTTATATAAAATATTTGAAAAATTATAATAATTATGACTTTCTTTATTTAATCCTTTCCATATTATAAAATCAAAATAAAGAGGTGTATTATATGTATATAATATATATAATAATAATATAATAAATGAAATCATATATTTTAAATAATTAATAAGAAAATATTTTTATATCTTTTTAAATATAATATATCTATTTAAAAATGAAAATTTCTTTTGAATAGGGTCTTTATCTAATTCAATTACATCTTTTTCAATACGAGAAAGTGATTTACTATCTGAAATATTATCTTTAATTAAATCAAAATCTTTTTGAAATGTATTAGTTTCAATTAATTCTAAATTATGTTCTTTAGCTTTATCAATTAATAATTCTAAATCTACTAAAAATTCAGGAATTATTTTTTGTGTATTTTCAATAAAAACACCAATTTGTCTTCCATATTTATTATCATTATTAGAATCATATTTTTTAATAATAGCCCATGTTATAACTTCAGAATCATTATCTAAATTTTTAATACCTTTAATTATATTAGTATCATTTTTAATAAATTCATTAATAACATTATTACCATCCATAAATGTTGCAAAGAAAATACCATTTTTTTTAAGATTATTAGATACATTTGTTAAAAATCCATTTAATTTTTCTTCATCTTGAAAGAAATAATGAATAGCAAATTGACAACTACATACAGAAAATTTATCAGCACCTTTACCAGCAATATGTCTTAAATGATATGTATTATTTCTATTTTTATTCATAACAATTTTAAGAATATTTTCACTTTCTTCATCATTTGCAAAACTAGCGGCTTCACCAGTATTAATAGATTTAGAACAATCACCTACAGCAAATACAATATCAGGAAAATATCCTTTTTCTTTTTGATTATTATATTTATTTTGATGTTTTCTTTTTAATAATCTTGAATATCCACCACTTCTAGGATTATAAATATTTTGTTTAACTAAATCAATTGATAATATAAATGAATATTGATATTCAATCCAACGATTCATATCACCTCCTTCACCACCACATAATTCTAATAATGAATTTCTATCTGATGAATATTCATATAATTTTTTTTTTATACATTGATTATGAAAATTTAACATATGTATAGATAATAAAGACTCTCTTGGAATATTTCTACTATAATATACATCACCTGAATCTAAAATTTTATCATAATTATCATTATCATTATTAATATTTTCATTACCCATTATCATAGAATTAGTAACACTATTATGAATAGATCTCCATACATTTATTGCAATATTTAAATCATTCATTGTTTTACTTAATTCTCCTTTTCTATATAATCTTGTTTTATCTTCTCTTACTCTTAATGCATTCCAACGATGATGTACTGAAATTTTATCAATATTATCATAACTAAATTCAACAATTTGTTCATTTTCTATAATTGTATTATCTTCGGTACGAATTTCACCTTTACTATTAATTTTTACATAAGCAGTTTCGACACCAAATGTATAATATATATTTGGTTTAAATAAAACAGGTTTATATATTTTTAAATTATTTTTTTCTTCTTTCGCATATTTATAATCATATCTTAATCTTAATCCTTTATTAGGACCAATATCTTCCCATTGATTAGAATTATAACCTACATATAATTTTAATTCTCTATATTTTTCACCATTATCTATAATTATTTTATCAAATTTTACTAAAAAATCTATTGTATTTTGCTCTGGTGGTTTCCATTTAAATAATCTATCCCATCTTACATTATCAGTCATTGGCATTATTTTATTACTATAATATGAATATAATGGTAATTTAGATGGTGTAAATATTAAACCATCTATTTCATATGGAAATGATTTATATTTTGTTAAAATATCTGAACAATAATTTAAAATATTTTTTTTATCATCATCATAATAAAATTTTTTAACAGTAAATTCATAATTAGATTTAGAATTATCAATATAATTTTTAGCAAATTTTAAATAATTGTATCTAGAATTATTATCACCATTAGAAATAAGTGGTAATGTAGTAATATTTTTATTTTTAATATAATACATATCAAATGCAGCAAATATATTTTTAGATGAATTATCAATTCTTTTATTACAACTTACATATTCACCATCAATTAAACTATTATATAAATTAGATTGTGCTATTAATCCTGTATCTACTATATTATATGTATTATTAATAGTATATATTTTACCATCATCATTAATATATAATAATAATCTTTCACCATCTGCTTTTTCAGTTACTGTATAATCTTTTAATATACTAACAGCACCAAATTCTTTTGGATCAACTAAATTAATTTTTTCTAATGTAATTGGTTTAGGTGTTAATAATGGTATAAAATCCTTTTTATTATAATTACTAATTTTAATATCAGCTTTTATTAAATTATGATAATTATTTAATATTTTTTTCTGATCTTCTTTAAACATTACATTATCATTTAATGTAATTAATTTAATCATTTTAATAATTGATTGTAATACTGTAGTTATATCTGAAATATCATTATTAATTAATATATTAAATTCAAAATTTTGTTTTTCTTTAATAATATTAGATTCCTTTAATGTTTCAAATAAATCATTATTTTTTTTTACTAATTTAATATAATATTCTATATTATTTTCTGTATCAATATATTTTATTTTTTTATATAATATATATTTTTTTTTTAATATTTTCCAATTATCTGGTTCATTTATTATATCTTTTTCTTCATTTAAAGTAATATCTAAATCTATATCAAATAATTCTTTAATTAAATTTGATTGTAATGTTTTTTTATTCTTCCATACATATTTTTTACTTTTTGTTGATTCATTATTACAATATTTTAATATTTCTGACATCGTTTTTATAATTAATGTATTATCATTATCATCTGATATTTCTAAAATTTCATCTTCAATAATATTTTTATAATTAAATCCAGAAATTGATTGAATAAAATTATTAAATTCATTTTCAGACCAATTTAAATAATTATTATTAAATTTTATATTAATACTATTATCATTCTGTAATAAACTAATATAACTATTTAATATATTAATTATTTCTGAATCTTTAGAAAATTCCATTATATCTCCTCTATTTTATAGATTATATAATTGATTTTATATATATTAATCATTTTTTATATAAAATTATAATGTATTAATTTATTTAATTATGGAATTAAAAAATTTAAATTTGTTAGTAACTGGTGGTTGTGGTTTTATTGGCTCTAATTTTTGCAATTATATATATGATAAAGTTAATAAATTAGTTATTTTAGATAAATTATCTTATTCTGGTAATAAAAATTATATTCAAAATATTTTAAAATATGATAATGTTGAATTAATTATTGAAGATATTTTATATCATAATTTTAATTATACTTATAATAAATATGATATTAATTATATTATTCATTTTGCAGCCGAAACACATGTTGATAATTCTTACAAATATTTTGAAATACATATAAATAATAATATAATAGCAACACAAAAATTATTAGATAGTATTTTAAATTATTCAAAAAAAATAAATTTAATACATTTTTCTACTGACGAAATTTATGGTCAAACAAATGATTCTATTAAATTTAATGAAAATTCTAATTTTAATCCTACAAATCCTTATGCTGCTACAAAAGCTGCTGCTGAATTAATAGTTAATACATATAAACATTCTTATAATTTACCTATTATTATTACTAGATGTAATAATGTTTATGGTATAAATCAACATATTGAAAAAGTAATACCTAATTTTATTATTAATGCTATGAATAATCATAAATTAAAATTACATGGAAATAAAATTAAAAAAAGAGATTTTATTTATATCGATGATGTAATTAGTGCTATTGAAATTATAATAACAAATGGAAAAAATAATGAAATTTATAATATTAGTATTGATAATCCAATATCTATTAATAAATTAGCAGAATTAATTATATCTAAAATTGGTAAAGGTTCTATTATAAATATTGAAGATAGACCTTTTAATGATTATAGATATAATATTGATAATTCTAAATTAATTAACTTAGGTTGGAAACCTAAATATATTAGTTATAATGATTTTGATAATAATATTGATTATATTATTAATCATATTAAAAATAATAATAATAAATATTATTATAATAACTATTTTAAAATTTTATTACCATATTTTTTTATATTTTTTTATTTAATTATACTCTATTAATTTTATTATTTTTTCTTTTTTAAACCAATTTAATAAGTTAAAATCAAATAAATTATTAAATTGTTTAGTATTATGATCATATAAAGTTTTTAAATATATATTTTTATCATCTAAATATAGAAAATTTAAATTATATATTTCTTTTTTTAGTATAATTTTTTTTTCTATCCATTCACAATATTTTAGCATATTTATTGTATAACTATCTTTTACTATATTTCTTTCAATATTATTGAAATAAAATATATCTTGTTTATAATTATTTACCATATTATTATTATATATATAAATTATATCATTTTTTTTATTTTTTACTTTAAAATATATAAAATTGATTTATTTTAAATTATTATTATTAATTATGTTTAATCAAATTTACAATAATGAAACTATTAATTATTATAATTCAGATTTATATTATTTATATATAAATAATTTTAATATGGTATCTATAATTGATTATAATCATTATAATTATTATAATATTTGATATATCCGTATGATCCAGTTAAATTTATGGATTATATTAAGACAAATGTAAAATAACTTAAAAATTTAAATATATATAAATTATATTATATGAGAGTTTTTGTTGTAGGACATAAAGGATGGATTGGTAAAAAATTTATTAATATTTTAATTGAAAATGGTATTCCATATTCTTGTTCAAAATTAAGAGCAGAAGATTGTAATATTTATAATGAAATATCAAAGTTTGAAACAACACATGTATATTGTTGTTCCGGTAGAACTCATGGTATATTAAATGATATTGAATATAATACAATTGATTATCTTGAAAATCCTGAAACTTTTAAAGAAAATATTAATGATAATTTATTTGTTCCATTATCATTAGCATTATATTGTGATAGAAATAATATTCATTTTACATATATTGGAACTGGATGTATTTTTGATGATCCAGTTGTTAAATTTAATGAAAATGATAAACCAAATTTTTTTGGTTCAAATTATAGTATTGTAAAAGGTTTTACTGATATGTTAATTAAAAATAATACTAATGCTCTTATACTTCGTATTCGTATGCCTATTTCTTCTGATGAAAACGATAGAAATTTTATTACAAAAATAAAAAAATATGATAAAATATGTAGTAAATATAATTCAATGACTGTATTAGATGAAATGCTACCAATATCATTAGAAATGATGATAAATGAAGAATCCGGATGCTTTAATTTTACTAATCCTGGTAGTATATCACATAATGAAATTTTAGAGTTATATAAAAATATAGTTGATAATAATTTTACATGGAAAAATTTTACAATAGAAGAACAAAATAAAATTTTAAAATCAAAAAGAAGTAATAATAAATTAGATACTAGTAAATTAGAAAGTTTTTATAATGTAAATAATATATATATTGCTGTTAGTAATGTTTTATATACAATGAAAAAAAATAATTTAAAAAAAGATGATTTAAAATTATAAAAAATGTTTTAAATATTATGATATTATACATTTATTAGAAGTATTTTCGTTAGAAGTATTTTCGTTAGAAGTATTTTCGTTAGAAGTATTTTCGTTAGAAGTTCTTCGTTTAGAAGTATTTTCTTTAAAAGCTTTATCTACTTTAAATGCTTTATCTACTTTAACAGTTATTGGTTTAGAAGTTTCTTCTTTTGAAGTTTCTGGATTTGGAGGACATTTTTCTAATGAATTTTGTGCTATATATGTATTAGTACATTTACATCTTAAGTCATTTGTAGAATATACTTCTTTTCCACTTGTATTATTAAATGTAATTGTACCAAACTCATTATCATATATAGGTATCCATGTTTCACCATTTGCTCCTTTTTCTCCATTTTTACCATTTGTACCATCTAATCCTGATTCACCTTTTTCTCCTTTTAAATTTTTATTAATTATATTTATTTCACCATTAGTATATTTTATTTTTATTCTATTTTTATTATCTGTTTCTATATTTTCAATTGTATTACCATCTACACCTGGTGGTCCAGGTGGACCTTCGGGACCCGCAGGTCCTCTATCGCCAACAACATAACATTGTATAACATCACCATCTTCGCCATCGATTCCTGTTTTACCTATTACTGAATTACCTGGTATACCTTTTTTACCAGATGGAATTTCAATTATAACTTCTTCCAAATTATTTTCAGCAATTTCTTCAACTGTTGGATATAATTCTTTAGGTGGATATTGTCCTAAAATAATTTCATCTTCATTTTTATTTTTTTTTTCTTTTATAAATTTAAATAAAGGAAGTTTATTTCTTTTTTTTGGTTTTTTTTTTGACAAATGAGAGACAGCATCTTTTCCAGATTTACCAATATCACCAATATCACCATCAATACCTTTTAAATTTTTTAAATCAAATTTATCAATAATATTATTTTTATTTTTAAAATTTATTAATATAATTATAATTATAATTATACTTATAATTATATATAATTTAATAATATCCATATTTATTATCTCTTTATTTATAATATTTTTTATTTTTTTATTATTAAAAAAAGTACATTTCATAAAAAAAATTTAAATTTTAAAATAAATTTTAAAAATAAAAATAAAATTAAGAAATGTACTTTTTTTATTTATTTAATGGAATATAATTTTGATTATTCATATTCATATGTCTGCGATAATGTATATTTTGTTCATTTATTTAGTATTATTTGAAGGATAATCTTTATTTTGTTCATTTTTTTTAGTATTATTTGAAGGACAATCTTCTAACCATTTAAATCTTCTTCCGTCTTGTGTACATTTACTTCTTAAATCTCCTGATTTTATTTCTTGCCCATTTAAGGTATAAGTTATAATTCCATTTTTATAAGTAGGAATCCATGTATCACCTTTATTGCCATTTTTTCCATCTGTTCCATTTATACCATTTAACCCTGATTCTCCTTTTTCACCTTTTAAATTTTTATTAATTATTTGTTCACTATTATCAGTATATTTTATTTTAAGTTTATAATCATCTGTCATAGTTATATTAACAATTCCTTTACCAGGAACACCTGGTGGACCATCAGGTCCTTCAGGACCTTCAGCACCTGTTTGACATACATCAGAACATTCAAGAGTGTCTCCCTTTTTACCTTGTCCACCAGTAGGACCTGTAATACTATCTCCTTGTAATCCTTGTTCTCCAATAGGTATTTGTATAACTATTTCATTTAAATTATTTTCAGCAATTTCTTCAACAGTTGGATATAATTCTTTAGGTGGATATTGTCCTAAAATATATTCAGGTTCATTATCATTTTTTCTTTCTTTTATAAATTTAAATAAAGGTAAAGGTTCAGGTATTTCAGGTTCTTTACAAGGAATGCATTCTTTACCATCTTTTCCTTTAGGTCCTCTACTTCCTCTATCACCTTTTTCACCCTTAATTTTTAATTCAGTGTTAGTATTCTGATCTATTTCAAGTTTTATACTTGCTTCCTTATCATCAGAAACATTTGTAAAATCAGTAAAATTATCTTTTAATATATTATTATCTTTTTTAAATTTATATAATATTAATATTAAAATAAATACTAATATTAATATTATAAATAATATTAATAATATTTGTATATCAAACATTTATTATATATCTCCTTAATAATTAATAGTTTTATTTTTTTTCAGAAATTAAAAAACCATATGGATTATTTATTATATAATAAGGATAATCATTTAAATTTATCATTTCTATATCATTTTTAGTTATTTGTATTATTCTTTGTATACTATAATAATCATCATCATTGTAATAATATACTTTTCGTGTATTATTTTTAAATTCAATTATAATATTATCTTTTGAATTATTATAATAATATATTGCATCTATATAATTATTAAATAATATTAAATCATCAAATGATATTTTTTTTATAATATTTACTCTAGATTTAATAGTATCTTCTATTTTTAATTTATATTTATTATTTAATTCTGTTAAATAATCATTATTTGTACTTAAATTTTTTCCAAATATATTATTTTTTTTAACAGGTAAATTATTTAAATATGAATTAGATAGAAAATTAGTAAATAATTTTGTATAATTTAAATAATTTGTTTCATTATTATTTTGTGAATTTAAATTTGTTTTTCTATTATATTTTTTTAGATATAAAGGATAATGAAAAAAACTATATACAATATTTAAATATATTAATAATAAATATATACTTTTCATATACACTATATATAATAAAAATAAATTAATTTGAATATGCTAACCCACCCATACCTGATAATATTCGCAATACATTATAATTTATCGCATATATACTAATTAAACCGCTTTTAGATGATGCTACTTGTAAATGTGCAGTATCTATACGAGACATATTTAAAGTTCCTGATGGTTGATGTTCTTCTGGTTTTAATGCGAATGAAAATACATTTATTCCAACATTTTTTGGTGTATTTTCATGATGTTGATAAGGTTGTACTATACTAAAATAATCACCAACCCTTTGAGCAAAACGATCATTTCCATTTAATTGTAATTTAGCAGCTAATACGGGATTTTTTATAATACCTGATTTTACAGTGTATCCATATCTATTATAGGAATCATTTGAAAAATTATTCCAATATGCTCTTGTTAATGAACCAGAATTACCATCATCAATAATATTTAAACCATCAACAGAATTATTAATATCACTTATTACTTGTCCATCACTACTTGTTGTTATATTTTCAGGTTTAATAGTCCATATTAATTCTTTGCAAGGATGATTAAAATTAATTCTTATATTTTTTAAAGATGTATTTACAGTTGAACCATCTATTTTTTCAGAACCAGTAAATTGTAATTGTTCTATCAAATATTCATGTGATAATTGAGCAAATTTTCTTCTTTCATCTGTATCTAAAAATATATAATCTACATAAAGTTGTGGACTGTCTAATTCTAAATCATTACTTGTAAAATCACTATTATTTGATGTTTTATTTACAGAAAAATTGTATATATTAGTATCACACATTTCATGTTTAGAAGCAAATTCAATATTAATTTTAACTTCATGATATTGTAAAGCAATTAATGGTAATGCTAAACCTACATTACGACAAAACCAAAATTCTAATGGTACACATATATCTTTTGATTCTTCTTTATCTAAAATAATAGAACGATTATTTGAATTACCACCTACCATAGCATTATAACCGTCTCTTTTACCAATAGGTAATGATAATTCATTCCAGATATACATCCATTCAGAATAATGTTTATCTATTCTTTGACCACCAATCTCTAATTCAACATTTTTTAATAATCTAATACCATAAAATGGTACAAGTGCGAGACCTGTTGATGTATTCGTATTTTTTAAAGTACCTCTAAAATAAACACGATTAATTAAATCACCATTTCTTGTAATTAGAACTGATACACGAGAACCAATAACAGGATTACCATTAAAACTTTGTTCAATTGATTCCATTGCAAAATTTGTATGTCTGCGATAAACAATTTTAAAAAAAGTTATTTGAGGATTACCAGTTAAATATACATCTTGAGCACCATATGCAACTAATTGTAATAAACCTCCGCCCATTATTTTTCAAATTTAAATATACTATTAATAATTAAGATAAAAAAATAACTTTAATTACTGTATGCAATTCCACCCATACCTGATAATATTCTTAATACGTTATAATTTGTAGCATATATTGAAGTACTATATCCTGTAGTACTACTTAAATTTGAATATTTTAAATCTAATGTTGCAGTATCAATTCTAGACATATTTAAAGTTCCCGATGGTTGATGTTCTTCTGGTTTTAATGCAAATGAATATACATTTATACCAACATTATTTGGTATATTTTCATGATGTTGATATGTCTGTATTAAATTAAAATATGTACCATCTCTTGATGAAAATCTATCATTTCCATTTAAAGATAATTTTCCTGAAGATATAGGATTTTTATTTCCAGAATTTGGTCCTAATACATTTATAATTTCGTCATATGTATCTATAGGGTTTTCACTGTTTATTTTTTTAAATAATGTATTTGTATCTGATGATTCATTAGTATAATTAAACCAATTTAAATTAGTAGAAGTATTATTAGATACATTCCATATTAATTCTTTAACAGGATGATTAAAATTTAATTTAATTTTTGAAACAGCAGATTCTTTACCAGTATATTGTAATTGTTCTATTAAATATTCATGAGAAGATTGAGCGAATTTTCTTCTTTCATCAGTATCTAAATAAACATAATCTACCCATAGTGATGCATCAAAATTACCTGATATTTGTTCATCTGTTCGATCACTTTGTTTTACACCTAAATTTGTATCAGATTCAAATTGTATATTTATTTTAACTTCATGATATTGTAATCCAATTAATGGTAAAGATAATCCTATATTACGACAAAACCAAAATTCAAATGGTATATGTAAATATTTATCAGATAAATCTCCACCTGAACCACCAACCATTTCAAAATAACCTTCTTTTTTTCCATATGGTAAAGATAATTCATTCCATATATACATCCATTCAGAATAATGTTTATCTATTTTTTGACCACCAATTTCAACTTCTGCATTTTTAATTAAACGTAATCCAAAATATGGACAAGCATTAGTAATATTATTACATTTAACTACTAAATAAGCACGATTAATTAAATCACCATTTCTTGAAATAGTTGATGTTACACGAGAACCAAAACCTACATTTCCATTAAAAGTTTGTTGTATAGATTCTAAAGCGAAATTTGTATGTCTTCTATATACAACTTTAAAAAAAGTAATTTGAGGATTACCAGTTAAATAAACATCTTGTGCACCATATGCTACTAATTGAAGAAGACCACCACCCATATTATAATTACTAATTATAATTAAGAAAAAAAATATAGTATATTTAATTTGAATAAGCAATACCACCCATACCAGATAATATGCGTAATACGTTGTAATTTACAGCATATATTGATACTTGTGATACTTTTGGTGATTCAAAAGTTGTTTCAATAGTACGGTCATCAGCAGGAACTGAAGCTTTTTTACCTGTATTTTCAGGAACATAAGTTAAATCTAAAGTAGCAGTATCAATTCTAGACATATTAAGAGTACCAGAAGGTTGATGTTCTTCAGGTTTTAATGCAAATGAATATACATTAATACCTCTATTTGATGGTATATTTTCATGATGTTGGAATGGTTGTACTAAATTAAAATATTTACCTTCACGAGTAGCAAAACGGTCGTTTCCATTTAATGTTAATTTAGCACTAGCACATAAATTAGCACCACCACCTTGAGTTGATATAGCAGTTAAAACATTGGCAGTAGTTGAATCAACTAAAGCATCACCATTATCACCATCTACAGAATGAGAAGCTTTATCAGTATAATTAATCCAGTCTTTAGGATCAGTTCTATTATGACATACCCAAACTAATTCTTTAACAGGATGATTGAAATTTAATTTAATTTTAGAACTAGCAGATTCTCTACCAGTAAATTGTAATTGTTCAATTAAATATTCATGTGAAGATTGAGCGAATTTTCTTCTTTCATCAGTATCTAAATAAACATAATCTACCCATAATTCAGCAGATAATTTTGCATCGTCTAGATCTCCACTAGCAACACCTAAATTAGCTTTTGTATCAAATTGAATATTAACTTTAACTTCGTGATATTGAAGACCTATTAAAGGTAAAGCTAAACCTACATTACGACAGAACCAAAATTCAAGAGGTACATAATATTTTTCTCCTACATCCATACCAGAAGTACCTACCATTTCATCATATCCATCTCTTTTACCTTTAGGTAAAGATAATTCATTCCAAATATACATCCATTCACCATAATGTTTATCTATTTTTTGACCACCAATTTCTAATTCAGATTCTTTAATTACTTTTAATGCAGCATATGGTACATCACATTTTTTTGTTGATGATAAAACTAAATAAGCACGGTTTATTAAATCACCATTTCTTGAAATTGTAGCAGTTACACGAGAACCGAAATTAACATTGCCATTAAAAGTTTGTAAAATAGATTCTAAAGCGAAATTAGTGTGTCTTCTATAAACAACTTTAAAAAAGGTAATTTGAGGATTACCAGTTAAATAAACATCTTGAGCACCATAAGCAACTAATTGTAATAAACCACCACCCATTAATTATTAATAGATTTCTATTAATATATAAGAAAAAAAATTTTTAATAAAACACAATAATTAATTAGAATAAGCTAAACCTCCCATACCCGATAAAATTCTTAATACATTATAATTAACAGCATATACAGCGATATTAGAATCTTTTCTATTAGTATCAGTAATATTAGAAGCTAATACAGTACTATCAATTCTAGACATATTTAATGTTCCAGAAGGTTGATGTTCTTCAGGTTTAATAGCGAATGAATAAACATTTATACCTCTATTTTTAGGTACGTTTGTATGATGTTGATATGGTTGAACAATATCAAAGTAAGAGCCATCTCTAGGAGCAACTCTATCATTACCATTTAATTTTATATGTGCATCAATAAAAGGATTTTTTTTATCACTGGTTGTAAAATTATTCCAATTATAAAAAGAATTAGTATTTACATCAGTAGAATCATTATTTTTTAATTTAGAAACCCATACTAATTCTTTTGAAGGATGATTAAAATTTAATCTTAATTGAGTATTATAAACTTCATCACCGGTAAATTGTAATTGTTCAATTAAATATTCATGTGATAATTGTGCGAATTTTCTTCTTTCATCAGTATCTAAATAAATATAATCAACCCAAATATCAGCTTTAAATTGTGGTAAAGTAGATATTGAATTTTTAAAATTTGTATTATCAAATTGAGAACCACATTCTTTAGAAGTTGCAAAATTAATTTTAAGTTTAACTTCGTGATATTGAAGAGCAATTAAAGGTAATGCTAAACCAATATTGCGACAAAACCAAAATTCAAGAGGAACAAATAATTTAGTAGAACTAGAACTAGGAACAATAGATAATTCTAGACCATCAGCACCAACCATTTTATCATAACCGTATCTTTTACCTTTAGGTAAAGAAAGTTCATTCCATATATACATCCATTCAGAGTAATGTTTATCAACTTGTTGTCCACCAATTTCAATATTAACATTTTTAAGTAATCTTAAACCTAAATAATTATTATAAAGATCACCAGTAGAAGTAGAAGAATTATAATCTAATCCTTTAATATCAAATTCAACATAAACTCTATTAATTAAATCACCATTTCTAGAGATAGTACAATTTATAGTATTACCATAACCAACTGTACCATTTGTGGTCTGCATAATAGATTCAATAGAGAAGTTAGTGTGTCTTCTATAAACAACTTTAAAGAAAGTAATTTGAGGATTACCAGTTAAATAAACATCTTGAGCACCATAAGCAACTAACTGTAATAAACCACCACCCATAAATCAAAAGGTTTTACTATAAATAATAAAAGAAAAAAACAATACTTAAAAGAATTCATTAAATATAAATACATAGATAAGAATGTTTAAGGATAAAACATCTAAAAAAAGAATAAACAATGATAAATATAAAGATAATTGTACACTAGATACAATGCATCATAATATAATAGATAAATTTAAAGAGAAAACGAAAGATTATAATAATTATGTAGAATATTTATCAAAATTAAATATTGAGAAAGATAGTATAATGTCAAATATAGTAGAATTATCAAAAGAAAAAGAGAATATACAAAGCGAAGAATATGATAATTTATGGAATTCAAACATAAAAATAAAAGAAGAGATATATAAAATAAATAAAAATATAGAGGATATAAGGAATAATAATGAGATAGAATATTATACAAATACGAGTGAGATATTATTTAATTACTACAATATGTTAGAAGATGAATCTAGTAGAAATAATAATAAAAATAAGAAGACAGTATTAGATGCACTAAATAATAAAAAAGAGAATAAAATAAATACAGATAAAACGAATTTAGTAGATGAATATTTATCACTAACAAATAAACAATATGTAAAGAAAGTGAATAAAGAGAATATAGAGATATGTAAGGAATGTGATAATCAACTTACATGTTTACAACATGAAGCGATAATGATATGTAATAAATGTGGATATCAAGAATTATTATTAGTAGAACAAAATAGACCAATATTAAAACAAAATACTAAAGATACATCACATTTTAGTTATAAAAGAATAAATCATTTTAGAGAATGGTGTAATCAAGTACAAGGAAAAGAGAGTACGGATATACCAGATGAGATATTTGAGAGTATATTAAATGAAATAAAGAAGGAGAAGATAACAGATACAACAAAAATAACATATACAAAAATGAGAGAGATATTAAAAAGATTAAGAATAAATAAATATTATGAACATATAAATTATATATTAAATAGAATAAATGGAATACCAACACCACAATTTTCATCAGAATTAGAAGATAAATTATGTTTAATGTTTAGAGATATACAAGGGCCATTTTTAAAACATTGTCCGAAAGATAGAAAGAATTTTTTATCATATAGTTATGTATTATATAAATTTTTTCAAATATTAGGTTTAAATCAATATCTTAAATACTTTCCATTATTAAAAAGTAGAGAAAAATTATATCTACAAGATCAGATCTGGAAAAAGATATGTGAAGAATTGGGATATCCAATTATACCTTCTTTATAAATTTTTCTTTTTGAGTTTTTAAAACTTTTCTTAAATCAGTTTTAACATTTTTATAATATTTATTAGACATAATTAAATAAGTGGAATCAATAATTTTATTTAATTTTTTAATATTTAATTTAGAATTACCACCAGAAATTCTACTACCAAAAGAAGAAGGAGAGAAGTCGGGTAATTCAATATCTTTCATATCATAACCAGATATAGAGAAATTAATAGTATCACTAACAGTATGATAAGAGGGTTCTATTCTAGAATTAAGAACAGATAAACATGAACCATCATTACTACCGGGAAGACAAGTATTGCCCCCAATTTTTTTCATTATATTCTAAAATATATAAACAATTAAATTATATTAAAATAATAAGATGTATTCATTTGATTATTTAAAAAGAATATATAAAAAAATAAAAGAAAATGATATTGAATATTTTAATAATATATATTATAAAAATCTAAATAAAAATTTAAAAAATATAATAATATACGAAGATTTAAATGAAAATAATATTTTATTTGAATCAATAATTATAAATAATATCGATAACAAAATAGAAAAAAAAATAAAAAATATATATATAATATGTCCATTAATATTTATTATAACATTTATTTTATCATTTAAACAATTTATTAATATGATTTAATTAGAGATACTAAAAAATAATGAGTTATACATCAAGGGTAAATTTTGATGGAACAACAGATGAAAATTTTAGTGAATTAAATTATATATCATTAGATATAAAAAATTCAATAATAATAGGTGAAAATGCAGGGCAAAATTTTATAACAAGTGCATCAACATTAGATTCATTTAATGTTATAATAGGTCAAAATACAGCACAAAATTCATTTGATATAGGAAATTCAGTAATAATAGGTGATAATGCTGGAAAAAATTTAAATAATGGTAAAAATAATATAGTAATAGGTACAGATTATAATGATATAATAAATAATGTAAATAATTTAATATCAATCGGAAATAGTAATATAATATTATCAAGTTCAGAAGTATTAAATTTAAATACAATAGGAAATTCAAATATATTAAAAATAAATGAAAATAATGAAGTTTCAAATAATAATATACTAGGAAATAGTAATTATATAGATAATCTAAATAATTCAATAATAATAGGAAATAATAATAATATATATAATACAAATATAGAAAATAATTATTTATATATTGGAAATAATTTAAAATATGAAGAAAATAATATATTAAATATATATGATTTAATTTATTATAATATAAATAATAATTTTACAAAAAAT